CTAATGATTTTTGGAGCGCAACTTTCACCATGCGGGTTTTCCAGAAAAAGGTTGACAAGAAAAACGCTTTTATATATACTGTAATTATAGGTGAATTTTAAGCCTATACTCAATGGAAGGCTTTAATGGCGACTCCGAAGCCAAGACCTACCAAGTTAAAGGTTCTTGACGGTAATCCTTCAAGGAGACCGCTTCCCGTTGGTGAGCCTATACCCGACGTATCCGTCAAAGTTCCTTCCCCTCCAAAACATCTTACTATGTCAGCAAAAAGAGAATGGAAAAAATTGGCGGTGAAATTACACCGACTTGGATTATTGACAGATATCGATGCTGCTGCATTGGCTTTATATTGTCAGGCTTACGGTCGATGGGTAGATTCTGAAATAGAACTTTCTATACATGGAACGATTATCAAAACTACCAATGGCAATCTTGTGAACAATCCCTATCTTAACATTGCAAATACAGCTATGAGAGATTGCCATAAATATTTGTCTGAATTTGGCATGACACCAAGCGCACGAGCAAAAGTCACAATAGCAGAAAAACAGCCACAGAGTAAATTCTCAGGCCTCATTGCTGGAAATATGTGATGAATACAAAACGGGCAGATAGAGTGGTCAAATTTATAGAGTGCCTTTTTGTTCCCTCGGGTGTTGGTGCAGGTGGGTTGTTTAAAATGCGTGATTGGCAGAAGAAATTTGTGCATGATGTTTACGGGCCTGCAAAAAAAAGTGGTTTGCGTGAGGTGAGGCGTGCGGTTTTATCTGTAGGTAGAAAAAACGGGAAAACAGCCTTTATTGCCGCTCTTGTACTTGTTCACCTTGTTGGCCCCGAAGCTATTGAGAATGGCGAAATTTACAGCGCAGCAACAGAACGAGAACAGGCAGGGATAATATACAAATACTGTTCTCAGATAGTACGTGCTGATCCAGAGTTGGCGGGCTTGCTGAAATGTATTGATAGTACAAAGCGAATTGTTAATTATAACAATGGCTCGTTTTACCATGCGTTATCATCTGAATCAAAATCTAAATATGGTTACAATCCTACTTTTGTTATATACGATGAACTTGCACAGGCTCCGAATCGTGATTTATATGATGCGCTTGATACCTCAATGGGTGCAAGGGAAGAGCCTTTGTTTATGATAATTAGCACGCAAAGTAACGATCCTCAACACATCTTGAGTCAGTTGATTGATGATGGATTGAAAGGCGAAGATCCTACGACTGTAACTCACCTTTATGAAGTTCCCATGGAAGTTGATGATGTGTTTGTGGAGGAGTGTTGGTATTTAGCAAACCCTGCTCTTAATGATTTTCGTTCTCTTGAAGATTTACGAGTAGTGGCTAAGAGGGCAAAAAGAATGCCGTCTTTTGAAGCTTCGTTTAGAAATCTTTATTTGAACCAGAGGGTCGATTCTAAATCGCCCATGATCCCGAGAGCTGAATGGGAGTCATGTTTTTCGGAGTATGATTTTGTTCGTGGAGAAGACATATTTCTAGGTCTTGATTTATCAGGTTCCACAGATTTAACCGCTATGGTTGCGGTGAGCGCTACAAATGGAGAGCGTGTGAAATCGTGGTTCTGGAAGCCTGAGGGGTTAATATCTGATCACGAACATAGAGACAGAGTGCCTTATTCGTTGTGGGCAAAACAAGGCATTATAACGACTACACCAGGGAAAACTGTTAATCATGGTTTTGTTGCGAAAATACTTGGTGAAATATCAGAGAAATATAATATATTAGGGTTAGCGTATGACCGATGGAGAATAAACGATTTTTTAGTAGCTTTAGATAGTCTTGGGATTGAGGCTTGGATAGATAAAAGTCAACGTGAAGATACGGAAGATTTTTTGGAGTCTCGAGATGGAATAAGGCTTGTTCCATTTGGGCAAGGATTTAGAGACATGGGGCCAGCTTTGGAGAACTTGGAAATGTCTATTTTAGAGGGGAATTTGCAACATGACGGAAACCCGTGTTTAACTTGGAATATCTCAAATGCGATAGCGGTTTTAGATCCTTCTGGGAATAGGAAGTTTGATAAAAGTAAAGTGCGTTTTCGTATAGATGGAGCTGTTGCTCTTGCTATGGCCGTTGGATTAAAGAGTCATGGATATGCTGTTGAAAGAGAGTCGGTTTTTGAATCGAGAGGAGTGAGGTCACTATCGTGAGTTTTTTTAATCGGATAAAGTGTGCTATAAGTCAGTCTTCATGGGATAAGATGTTGTCGGATTTTTTAAGCACAAACGATATAGATCTGGCGGATTCAAATTCGAGTACGTCAGGGTATGGGAGTTTAAAATTTACTGCTGTTTTTGCCTGCCTTCGAGTGCTAGCGGAAACATTTGCATCTGTTCCAATTGCAGAATACAAAAAGCTTGAAAATGGCGATAGATTAAAAACCAATGATACTGGATTGTTGAGTGTTTTGCGTGATAGCCCTAATGATGAGATGGACGCCTTTAATTTTTTTCAACTCGGAATGTATCAAGCGAATACAGGTGGGAATTTTGTATGTGAACGCAGGGTAACAAAGTATGGTGATTTATTAGAATTAATCCCATACGATTGGCAGAATCTTGAAATAAAACGAGATGAAGTTTCCAGGAAACTTATATACCAAGTAAACGGAAAGCCAGAAACTAAAAAATATAGAAATGAAGTTTTCCATGTTGCAGGGCCTTCTATAAATGGTATTGTCGGATTATCTCCGCTTGAATATGCAATGCAGGCCATAAAATTAGGGTTGACATACGAGCGTTTTGGTATTGATTTTTATAAAAACGGAGCCTTGCCGACTGCTATTTTTAAACATAAAAAAACACTTAGCGATGAAGCATATAGCAGGCTCAAAAAGACTTTAAAGCGAGATTATACAGGCAATGGAAATCATGGCGGTATTGTTTTAGCTGAGGATGGGCTAGATTTTACTGCTGTTCAGATGAAGTTGGTTGATGCTGAATTGTTAGCCTCCAAGAAGTTTCAAATAGAGGATATTTGCCGAATATACCGGGTTCCAATGCATTTAGTGCAAAATCTTGATAAAGCCACAAACAATAATATCGAACACCAATCTCTTGAATTTGTAACGTACACAATGTTACCGTGGTTTAAGCGGTGGGAATCTGCAATAAATAACCAACTTGTATCAAAAGAACAGCGCAAAGAGGGTTATTATTTTGAGTTTAATCTTGCAGGGCTATTAAGAGGCGATCAGGCTGCAATGGCCACGGCATTTGCTACGGGTAGACAATGGGGATGGCTTTCAGTTAACGATATAAGACGATTGCTTAATATGAATAGTATCCCAGGTGGAGACGTATATTTGCAACCTATGAACATGGTTGAGGCAGGCGCAAACATCGACAATAATATAAAAGATGAAATTTTAAAGACATTTCAACAGAGGGGCTAATTTTGAGCTTAAAAAGTTGGATAAGCATAAAAAATAAAGCTGATAACCGGGCAGAAATAAGCATATATGGCCCTATAACAGACGAAAAATGGTACGAGGAGGATGTTACACCGTCAGAATTTAGAGATAAAATGGCAGAAATTAAGGATGCGAAATACATTGATTTGTATGTAAATTCACCTGGCGGGGGTGTTTTTGCGGGGCAAACCATATATAACATCATTAAAAGACATCCGGCGAATGTAACGGCTCATGTGGATGGGATAGCTGCTTCTATTGCTTCAGTTATATTGATGGCTGCTGATGAGATTGTCGTGCCCCAAAACGCAATGATTATGATCCATAGAGCCTCTGCCATTGCTATTGGCGATGCTGAAGATATGTTTAAAATGGCAGAAGCTTTAGAGAGAGTTGAAAATACAATCGTTTCCGTTTATCAGGAAAAAACAGGGCTTGATGAGGATAAAATAAAAGAATTAATGGCAGCTGAGACATGGATGAATGCTGGCGAAGCTTTAGAGCTTGGTTTTGCTGATAGTATAGATGCAAAAATGTCTATTGCAGCTTCTATCCGTGACAACATTGCCATTATAAACGGGCAAGAGATAGATGTGTCTCAATATCGATCTTTCCCGCATGATAGAGTTTCGGTAGAAAACAAAAAATCAGAAAACAATATACCGGATTATGGTAAATTTGACAGACAAATAGCACGAAACCAAACTATTACAGAAAGGTAATATTATGAATTGGTTGAAATTAATGAAGGATGCGCAGGCTAAACAAGAAGGTTTGCTCGCACTTGCAAAAACAGAAGCTCGGATTTTCACCGATGTAGAAAAAACAGAGTTTGATAATGCACAGGTTGATTTTGATAATGCGAAAAGCATGGCTGATGCTGCTGCAAAAATTGAAGCTCAGAAAAAGCAGATTGTTGAGCCAAAAACTCCTGAAAACAATACGCCGACTCCTCGAATCGATGTGACAAACAACCCTCCTAAATGGTCAAATATTGCGGAGGCTATGCTCGCAGTTAAAAGAGCCGCAAGCGGTCACGGCGTTGACGATAGGCTTATTTCCAATGTTGCTGCAGGGCAGAGCGTAGGAAATCCTGCAGGTGGTGGTTTTGATGTTGGTTCTGATATTATTGGCGGTATTCAGAGCAAAATGATTGAAACTTCAGTTCTTGCTTCAAAATGTGATAATCAACCTATAGGCGCAGGGAAAAACCGCATTGAGTGGGTTGAAGTAAAAGAGAACTCTCGGGTTTCTGGATCTCGACACGGTGGATTAACTGGATATTGGTTGGCAGAGGCTGCAGCCATTACCGCTTCGCAGGTTGAACTTGAAAAGAAAGAGCTTGCACTTGAAAAGGTCGCCGCTCTTTTTTATGCAACTGATGAACTTATGGAAGATTCTGTTGCAATGGCTTCAATGGCTACAAAAATGGCAGGTTCAGAACTTGCGTATATGCTCGATGATGCTATTTTTAGTGGTTCTGGTGCAGGAAAACCGCTCGGATTATTGAATGGTGCAGCTCTTGTATCCGTCGCTAAAGAATCCGGACAGGTTGCAAGCACAATTGTTGCAGAGAATATTATCAAAATGTATTCAAGAATGATTCCATCTTCTATGGCTGGTGCTGAATGGTACATTAATCCTGATGTTCTTCCAGAACTTCAGACTATGGGTCTTGCAACTGCTGGCGGTACTATTCCTGTTTATCTTCCTGCTAACGGGCTTTCAGATGCTCCTTATGGAACACTATTTGGAAAACCTGTTGTTCCAATTGAACAGGCTGAAGCTCTCGGAAGCGTTGGAGATATTGTTTTTGCAAATATGAAGGACTACATGTTGATTAATAAGGGTGGCGTTCAGGCAGCCTCATCAATCCATGTCCAGTTCTTAACAGCACAGCAGGTTTTCCGTTTTATTTACAGAGTAAACGGAATGCCAAAATGGAACAATACGCTCACTGCCGCAAAGGGTTCGACTACTCGTTCACCTTACATTGCGCTTGCAGCTAGATAATAAATAATAATCGGGGGGTTCATAGCCCCCTTTATGAAAGGATAAAAAAATGAATCTTATACCAAAAATTGTAAAAGGGCTTGATCCTGTTGCTGATGCTTTTGCTGGAACGGTTACATCTGATGTTTTTTCCATGAAGAATCATAAGCTTGCCGTTGCTGTTATTTCTAAGGGTACCGGTGCAACTGGCACATCAACAATAACCGTTTTAGCGTGTGACGATGTTACACCATCAACAACTTCAGCAATTCCGTTTAAATATCAGGCGATTACCAGCGGTGATACTCCAGGAGCAATTACCAATGCGACTACGGCCGGATTTGCAACTACTGCCGGAAGTTCACAGCGCTATCTTGTGTACATTGATGCGAGCGATCTTGCATCGAGTGGATACGGATATTGTCAGATCAATGCAGTAGAAGTGGTCGATAGTCCCGTTCTTGGTGGAATCGACATCCTTCTTTTTGAAGGAAAAGAACAGTCTGAAATTCCCGTAACTGCAATAGTATAAAGAAAGGATAAATAAAAT